AATCGGTCTCACTCGCTCTGGAGTTGGACGAGTAAAAGTAACTCGACTTAACTAACTTCATGACTGCCACAATTGCAGCTTCCCCAAGGAACGCTTGGGATACTTTCTGTGACTGGGTAACCAGCACTAACAACCGTCTTTATGTTGGCTGGTTCGGGACACTGATGATTCCGTGTCTTCTCGCTGCAGCCATTTGTTTCATCGTTGCATTTGTTGCAGCACCACCTGTTGACATTGATGGAATACGCGAACCAGTTGCAGGCTCCTTGTTGTATGGAAACAACATCATATCGGGAGCCGTCGTTCCGAGCAGCAATGCCATCGGACTACACTTCTACCCAATTTGGGAAGCTAATTCACTTGATGAATGGCTCTACAACGGCGGTCCTTTCCAGCTCGTTGTCTTCCACTTCCTCATTGGCATCTATGCTTACATGGGACGAGAGTGGGAACTTAGCTATCGACTAGGAATGCGACCCTGGATCTGCGTTGCTTACTCAGCTCCTGTCGCTGCAGCATCTGCTGTCTTCCTTGTTTACCCCTTCGGTCAGGGTTCCTTCTCTGACGCAATGCCTCTTGGTATTAGTGGAACGTTTAACTACATGCTCGTCTTCCAAGCTGAGCACAATATTCTCATGCATCCCTTCCATATGTTGGGAGTTGCTGGTGTTTTTGGTGGTAGCCTGTTTAGCGCTATGCACGGCAGCTTGGTCACGTCTTCGCTTGTACGCGAGACTACGGAGTTTGAATCTCAGAACTACGGTTACAAGTTTGGCCAAGAAGAAGAGACTTATAATATTGTTGCTGCTCACGGTTACTTTGGTCGGCTTATTTTCCAATACGCCAGCTTTAATAATTCCCGTAGCCTTCACTTCTTTTTGGCTGCCTGGCCTGTTGTAGGTATTTGGTTTGCTGCTCTTGGTGTTTCCACCATGGCATTCAACCTGAATGGATTCAACTTCAACCAGTCCCTTCTGGACAACAAAGGTAATGTGATCAATACCTGGGCGGACATTCTCAACCGAGCCAACCTTGGCTTTGAGGTAATGCACGAACGGAATGCTCACAACTTCCCGCTTGACTTGGCTGCAGCTGATACCACTCCGGTGGCACTGACTGCACCTGCAATCGGCTAACTAAATAAGGTTGGGGACACCTCAGAGTCGGATCCCCTTCCTATTGGCTGAGGCCGGTACGCCGATACCCTTAGTCATGACAGTCTGGAGAGACAGACACAAGACAACATTTTTTTTAGAACACATGACTATCCATGTGATTCTCTAAGCGCTTAGAGAGACCCGTAAACATCTCTCTTTTCTATTGTGGCTAACACTACTCAAACCGTATTGGGTACGCTTAACAAAGCCGTATCCAGCACCTCTGGTGCAAATGCGTACAACACTAAGTACGCAACTTATTTGAAGCTGTTTAGCGGCGAGCTGTTCAAAGCTTATGAGTCCGCGACGATGGCCAAAGGAACTGTTCAAAGCCGTACTCTTAAGAACGGTAAGTCGATGCAGTTCATCTTCACCGGTCGTATGACGGCGGACTATCACGTCCCCGGCACCCCTATCCTTGGTAGCGGTGATCCCCCGGTGGCAGAAAAGACCATCGTCTGTGATGACCTGCTGGTGTCTTCCGCGTTCGTTTATGACCTGGACGAGACCCTTGCTCATTACTCCCTGCGTAGCGAGATCGCTGCCAAGATCGGTCATGCTCTGGCCGAAGCTTATGACAAGAAGATCTTCCGTCAGATTGCTAAAGCTGCTCGTGAAGCTCACCCCATCACCGCTGCTCCTGGTCCCGAACCCGGCGGTAGCATCATCCAACTGGGTGTGCAGAAGGAGTATGACGCTCAGTCCCTGGTGGATGCCTTCTTTGAAGCTGCTTCGATCATGGACGAGAAGAACCTGCCTAAGCAGGGTCGTACTGCTGTGCTGAATCCTCGCCAGTACTACGCTCTGGTTTCTCAGGTTGACAGCAACATCCTGAACCGTGACTTTGGTAACAACCAAGGTAACCTGAACTCCGGCGAGGGTCTCTATGAGATCGCCGGTATCTCGATCAAGCGTTCTAACAACCTGCCTTTCCTGGCTGGCACTGTCGCCAGTGTTCAAGGTGAGAACAACGACTACTCCGGTAACTTCACCACTCACTGTGGTCTGATCTACCAGAAGGATGCCGTTGGTGTTGTGGAAGCTATTGGTCCTCAGGTCCAGACTACTGGTTCTGACGTTCGCACCATGTACCAAGGCGACATCATCGTCGGTCGTCTGGCAATGGGTGCTGGCACTCTGAACCCTGCTGCTGCTATTGAGCTGCAGTCTGCACGTTCCTGATAACTGGAGGTAACTTAAAATGGCTGCTTCTGTAGCTGCTGGTAACAACGGTGCTTGCACCACCGACGCTGTTCGTATCTCTGTCGCCAAGACCCGTAAGGGTTACGGTAACGCTGTAGCTGACTCTATTGTGGCTTCGACCACTAAGGGTCTGCGTACTGCTTATCCTGGCGTTGAGTGCAACATTTCTAACGTCTGATTATACGGGGGAGTCTTCATGGCTCCCCTTTTTTTTACCCTTTTTAATAGGTGATATGGCCTTTCCTAATGCTTTAGTGTCCACCGAACTGGATGCCGTAAATCAAATACTCGGAGCAGTAGGACAGGCTCCTGTCACTACGCTCGATGATACCAATCCTGACGTAGCTATTGCCTACGATACTCTTCAAGAAGTGAACCGTGAAGTTCAGGCAGAAGGGTGGGGATTCAATACTGAAAGAGAATACCCATTCAACCCTGACGTTAACGGTGAGGTTGTGGTCCCATTGAATGTACTGCTGATTGATCTATCAGACCTGTACGAGAACAAAGGAGTTGAGGTCGTTGTTCGCAACGGCAAGCTTTACAACAAAGTCGGACACACGTATACCTTCACCAAGAAGGTCAAGTGCGACGTTGTTTGGTTGATTGACTTTACTGATCTACCACTTCCCGTGCGTGACTACATCGTCACCAGAGCTGCTGTTCAGGCGTCAACAAAGATGGTGGGAGATTCCACCGTTTACCAAATGCTCCAACAAAAGGAGTCAATGGCACGAGCCAACCTGATGGAGTACGACTGCAACCAAAGCGACTATTCATTCTTTGGCTACCCCCAAGGTCAAAACTTCTACACCAGCTACCAACCATTCCATGTTCTAAATAGGTGATATGGCAGCAGTAACACAAAGAATACCTAATTACCTTGGCGGTGTATCTCAGCAGACTGATGAGCTGAAGTATCCAGGCCAACTCAGAGAATGCAAGAACGGCTACCCAGACCCTACCTTTGGTCTGATGAAACGTCCTGGTACTCAGTTCCTTGCAGAGCTGAAGGATGACCTGGGAAACATCATTGCTCCTGGTACCTACGACAACGGTAAGTGGTTCTCCATCTTTCGAGATGCCACCGAGCAGTACGTTGTCGTCATTAAAGGGACAGGCATTAATATCTGGAGCCTGACTGATGGAACACCTAGGACAGTTACCAATACCGGTCAGAGCTACTTGACTGGAGCAAAGGATGACTATGACATCCTCACCATCAATGACTACACCTTCGTTACCAACAAGACGGTAACAGTTACAGCACAGGCAGTACCTACTGGCTATAACGCCAAGAGAGCCGCCACAGTGCGCCTAGAAGAGGTCTCTTATGGCGCTGTGTATGAAGTTACCGTAGGAAGCAATACAGCCTCTTACACGACCTTTAACGCAGAGGCTACGGTCACCAGTCCTTCGCAGACTGCTAACACCGTCAACGCTGATGTGATCCTAGATTCACTAACCTCTCAGATCAGTGGCTTCTCTGGGTTCACTGCTACGAAGATTGGCTCTGCTATTGAGATTGAAAGTACCAGTGACTTTGAGATCTCAGCGAAGGGTGGTCAAGACGGTGAAGCTCTCACTGCTTACCAAGACAACGTTGAGAACATCTCCAAACTTCCTAACCGGTCAAAGAACGGACGAATTGTCAGGATCACAAACTCCGTAGAGAACGCTGATGATTACTACGTCAAGTTCATTGCAGAGGATCAAACTTCTGGTACCGGTATTGGTTACTGGGAGGAGACTATTTCTCCGACTGTCAGTCCGGGTCTAGACAACGCGACAATGCCGCACGTCTTGATCAGGCAGGCTAACGGAACCTTTACCTTTGGACCTCATAACTACGAACCACGTCTAGTTGGTGACGACTTGTCTAACAGTCACCCCAGCTTTGAAGGTTCAACCATTAAACAACTGTTCTTCTATAACAACCGCCTAGGTGCGTTGACTGAGGAGAACGTTTCCATGAGTCAAGCTGGTGACTTCTTCAACTTCTACCACAACTCAGCGCTGACGGTTATTGCATCTGATCCTATTGACATCTCATGTTCAAGTATCAGACCTGCAACCCTTCATGCAGTTGTCCCGGTTGCTCAAGGCTTGCTGCTATTCAGTCGTTCACAGCAGTTCCTTCTGCAAGGCGTTAGTGGTGTGTTGACTCCTGGTGGTACAACCATCAAGACCATCTCCAACTATGAGATGGATGTAAACAACGATCCCGTGGACATGGGAACCACGGTGTCATTTGTCTCGAAGACTCCCTCTTACACACGTGTGTTTGAGATGCAAACAAGAGGTCAGGATGAGAGTCCCATTGTTGTGGACATTTCAAGAATTGTCCCTGAATGGATCCCCTCAACTGTTGACCAAGTTGTCAGCTCTCCACAGAACAGTCTTCTATCTCTTGGCTCTAGCAACAGCTCAACTCTCTATCTCTTCCGCTTTTACACCAGTGGTGAGAAGCGTGAAACCCAGTCGTGGTTCAAGTGGGAACTCCAAGGTGAGGTCAAACACCACGCAATTGACAGAGACTTGTTCTGGGCGGTCACAAAGCAAGAGAACTCATATGTCATTCAGAAGCTCACGCTGATTCAAAGTCCCACGTCTTCCACATTCCTTACCAGCGATGGTAGCCGTGTGGATCCCCGTCTGGACTTCTGGAGTGCACCTACAAGCAGCTCCTACGACAGCACGCCTGGTGACCAGCACACGAAGGTCTACCTACCGTTTGAACATGACACTGGTGGAACACTGTGTGTCGTCACAGCAAACCCAGGTCAAGCCACACCTGTCTACAGCAACTCTGGTTTGGTTCAGTTCCCAACTGTCCTACAAGACGGAAGTGGTGACTACTACGCCAAGGTTGAGAACTTTGACTTGACTAGTGATGACCTGATCGTGGGTTACACCTACGACATGGAGTATGAGCTACCTCGCACTTACTTCAGAGGTGGCAATAGTGCTGAGATTACTGACTGGTCTGCATCACTGACTATTGCACGGATGAAGTTCCTGCTTGGTCTTGGTGGTGATGTGGTCTTCAAGGTGAGAGCCAAAGGCAGGTCTGAATGGACTGAAACTGAGGGTGTCAAACAAGCTGATTACTACATCGCTAACGACATTCCATTTGTCAACTCGGCAGAGTTCACCGTTCCCATTCATCAACGATCAGAGAATATTGAAATGATTATTACATCAAGCTCACCGTTCCCGGTCAGCCTGTTGCAGATGAGGTGGGAAGGTAACTACTCACCGCGTTATTACAGGAGGGCGTAGGTATGGCATGGGGTGCATTAGTTGGAGGTCTTTTTGGCCTAGCAGGTGCCTTCGCAAATAAAGGTGCCAACGATGCTGCTGTAGCGGCACAGAATGAAGCCACCAACAGGCAGCATGGCTACAACATGGATATGTGGAACTTCAACTACGATGAAGCTGTCCGCTATTCAGGCTACCAACAAGAAGGAATTGAGAATCAGCGCAAGAATATTGCCGCTGAGTATGGCAGGCTCGACAAGCTTGACTCCAGAGACTGGGTACACTCCATGCGTATCCAGGACTTTGAGTATGCCAACAACCTCAAACAATTCATAGCTTCTGAGAAGAACTACAGCAGCCAACTTAAGTTCAACAATATTGCAGCCGCTCAGGCTCACGAGTCAGAGCAACGCAAGTTGAAAGAGATCAAGATTGGTGCAGCATTCAACTCACAAAGTCGGATGATGCAGGCGCTAGAAGCAGAAGGTGAAGCACAAGCCTCTGGTCAAGCCGGACGGTCTATGGGTAAACGGCTTCAAGCTGCTAACGCTAAAGCTGGTTTCAACGAAGCGATTGCAATGGAAAGCATCGCTAGTGCAGAGAAGCAATTCAGCAAGTCAATCCAGAAGATCAACATTGAAAAGATGGGTGCTGATCTTGCAGCAGAAGCTGCTCGCATGATCAAGCCGGAACGTGCTCCTGCACTGCCTAAGCCGATCAAACGTCCTCTTCCTATTCTGCAGGATGCCTTTGTACCGAAGAAGCCTCCGGCTCCTGTCAAAGGTGCTATGGCAACAAGCGCAGGCTGGGGTGGCGTACTTGGCGCAGCAGGCTCGCTTGCTGCAGGAACTATTGGCAAGGACTTCACTTAATAAGGCAAAAGAACTAAATGGAACAAATAGGTTATCAAGGGTACGCCCAGACAACCGGATTCAATCCAGTTAAAGTATCACAGGCAAACGTCGAAGCTATCGCACGCGATGGCGCTCGTACCATCAAAGGTATGAAAGAGTTTGCCGCTCAAGACATTAAGAACCGAAGAGCATTAGCAGATACTCTTACCCGCAATGCTCAACTTGAAGAACAGAATCGTAAGGATTACTTTGAAGCTGAGACACGGGACCGTCAGCGTCATCAAGCTGCAATCGCAGCCAACTTCAAAACAGAGATCCAAAGCATCGAGACTCGTGGCAACAACGCTGCAAACCTCTTTAAGGATCTCTCTGCTCTGAGCACAACTGCTGGTCAGATTGCCAGTAAGGTCATCACCGACATTGAAACGGAACGGGAAACAGCTGACCTGTGGGCGAACGTCCTCTTTGGCGTTGATAATAAAGAGCTGATGAAGCAGCTTGAAGATGAACACAAGATCTTCATTGCTGGTGAGGTTTATGAAACCAAAGCTGATCAACTGGAAGCGATGGGATCTGATCCTGTCACAATCAACAGTTTCCGTCAGCAGAATGCTTCTAAGCTAATCCGCAATAAGAAAGGTCGTGTTCTAGCTGCTGGTAAGAGCTTCCCTGAATATGTCCAAGCTGCCTTCCAAGACGAGAAGCTAGTCGTTAGCTTCCGTACAGCCGACGGCACTACCAAGACCATTAAGGCAAGCGATGCTGTCACCAGCGCTGATAAGGCTGCTGTCTTCCCAGAGCTGTACAAACGTTTCCTTGTTGAAAATGATCTTCATAAGCTGAGAGCAACAATGCTTGCTCCGCTTCATGAGATTGCTTACAACCAATTCTCCTCTACTGTCAACGAAGCACGGCAGCTAGAACTTAAAGAATCCAAAGCTAAGAGCCTTGAAGAAGCAAAGGACTACCTCACTGACACTGGGTCAGTCGAAGGCTTCCAAAACCTTTACCGAGTTCTCAAGCGTCAGAACGGCTACGTAGAAGGTCGTAAGGAGTTGTTCAAGCACATCTTCACCGCAACTGATGGTGAAGGTGGAATGCTCTACAGCGACACACAGTTGGAAGAGTTCCTTGCTCAACCGTTTGATGACCAACCCACCAAGGCAATTGGTGAGCGGTTTTCAAATGAAATGGCTGAGTACCGGAACCTCCGTCGTAAAGCTCAGACCGGATACATCAACGACATCACCGCTGCTGAAAATGCTAGCAACAGTGAGTGGACTTCAGAAGCTGAGAAGTGGGTACAAAACAACAACCCCAACCAACAGCAGATTGAAGACCTGATTGAAACAGCTAAGCGTTCTGGCAACTTTGAAGGTGCACGAGTTCTGGCTGGCTACATGGAGTTCACTCCCGAAGGTCAGCAAGACAAGATGTTCTCTGAGCTGTGGAGTGAGTACGAAGCAAACGGCACCCTCACTCAAGAGGAAGTGCGTAAAGCACCTGTGTCGTCCAAGCTGAAGAGTGAGTGGCTGAAAAAGGCTAAGGACTCTGAAAGCAGCGCCATGTCTAAGGAGACGATGACGGACATCACTAACGTCATCAACGGCAAGCTTCGTGGTCGCATTAACGATGTCAAAGGTGAGACCAAGAACCCAACCATGGCTCTTGCTCTACGTGCAGCAAAGATTCAAGCTCAACGTGACTATCGTCTTGCTTTGTTGAAGCCAGGCGCTACCCAGGAGGATGCATTTAATTATGCAATCCAACGGTTTGAGCACGAGTTTGAAAGAGAAGGTGGTCGGTATCGCATCAAAGATGTGACTGACAAAGGTGTGTACATGCCTGAGTTTGAGGCATTCAGCATCAAAGGTACTGCTCAGATGGCGTACCCATTGAACACGGTGATGCAGAAGGTCAAGGCACACCCCGATGCTCTTGACAGTCAAGAACTCATTAGCAGACCAGAACTGGAAAGGATCGTCAAACAACGCACTTCTGGTAAGGCAGTCAGCATCCCTCCGTCTGCTCAGGCTATTGCCAACATGTACGGCGGCAACATCAACGCTCTTGAGGTTGTGAACCGTCAGTTGAAGCGTGCTGGTCTTGAACAGATCCCTCTTGAGGCTTACCAACAGAAGCTGACAAGCATTGATCCTGAATACCAGCGTCTACTGACCTACCGACCTAACACCACACGAGCATCCATAGCTGCTATTGCTAGCGGTTATACGATCCCCGGATTGGCCTCTCAGGGGTCCTACGGGGAGGGTGTGTGGCGTCAAGGTGAGTATATGCGTCCACGTGTAGTTGAGTACATTACAGGCGATCGTAGCCACCCCAGATACGCTGCTGATCACGGTGGTGGTAACTACCACGAACACGTTGCCTACGCGACTTCTGCTGAAGCATTACTTGCTGCACGAAAGCTTGAAGCACAAGGCATCAAGGTGACTGAACTAAAAGGCCATAGTCGTGTTGGTCGTCACTCTCCAAACTCCTATCACTACGACGGCAGAGCGTTTGACGTTCCTGCCTCTCAAGTCCCTGTTGGACAAGAACAAGCACTGTCACGAAGAGTTCGTGCAATCCTTGGCATTAAATAGAAATGAACGATTACTTTAATCCAACAACTCCTGACGTACAGATCGACCCCGATCAAGAAAAGTACGTTGAGGATATGAATCAACTTGCAGCTCAGCAAGCTCAAGAAGATGAACAAGCCAAGCAAGCCGAACTGCAGCAGCAGGAGGCTGCCAAGAAACAAGCAGAAGAAGACGCCAAGATGAAGCAGTACGAAGGTGCTGGTGGTGCTGTGAAACTCGTTGGTGAGTCAGCAGCATCCACAGTCCTTGGTGTTGGTGACTTTGTTGCTGACGTTGCGGGTCTTGTTCCATTCAGCAAACCCCTTGATAACTGGTGGGATGAGAACTCCCCTCGGTTCAACCACCCACTGACCGATGCTGTCCGCAACGCATCCTCCGTAATCATCCCCTCCCTTGTTGGTGGTGCTGGCGTCCTTAGGGGTGCCACCCTGGCAACCAAGGGGATGCAGCTGGCTAAGGGTGTCCGTGTTGCTGGCTCCATTGCAGCAGCTGCTGGTGTGGATGCTTCCGTCACTGCTATCTCCAGTACGTCTGAAAGGGACGACAACGTTGCTGGTGCTCTGAACAAGTGGCTCGGTACCGACATCCCCTGGGGTACGAGGGATTCGGATACCCCCGACATCAAGCGACAGAAGAACGTCATGGAGGCTGCTGGCCTCACGGTTGGCGTTGACCTGCTGTCAGCTGTCTTTGCTCTACGTAAGGGGATCAAGATCACGCCTAAGGACGAGATCGCAGAAGCATCCCTGGAAGTTCAAGCCATGAAGCTGAACCCCGACGACGATCCCATCTCGGCTGCAGTCGGTAAGGCTCAAGCCGACAGAGCACTTGAGGTTGACGAGGAAGCTCTCCGTGCATTGGAAGCCGGTCCTGCGACATACAACCCCTTCATCAACAACGTCGCTGAGGCTCAAGCCAAAGGCGTTGTCAACACTGACGCCAACGCGATCCTTGCCAAGGTCGATCACGCACGTATCCAGAACAACGTCGATACGTTGAACGGTCGTGCAACCCCCGTTGCTACGGAGTACTTCCAAAAGAACTTCATGGAAGCTGCTGACGGCACAGAACGTGCAGCCAACCTTGAGGAGCTGTTTGGGACAATCAAGCCTCAGGTTGATGCGACTGTAGGCAAGACCAAGCTCACCGCCAAGGTCATTGACGGTGCTGTGGACAATCTAGTCAATGCTGTCCTGAAGCCTGACGGTGGTATCGAAGAGTTCACCAAGACCGTTGAGGCGATGAAGAAGAACGTCTACAACGACGTGATGCTTCTGGACGAAGAGGGAGCGCTTGTAGCTGCTACAGCCTTCCGCAAGGTCTTTGATGAGGTCTTTGACCCTGACAAGATTCGTGCCTCAGCAATGCTGACTCAAAACGCTGCTGACAACGTTGCAGACACCGCTAGAGCAGCGATGCTGCTGGATGGTCTGGCTGACACCAGTCGCCAACAAGAGATCGTCATGAACAAGATGGCGCTGCTTGCCGGTGAGATCAGAGTCAACCAAGCCATCAGTGGTATGGCACTGAACTACAAGAAGTTTCTCAAGGCAGGGAAGAAGGAAGAAGCTGTCGCCTACCTGGCTACTGCGGACACCCAACTCAACGAGGTGATCGCCAACGCACAGACCAAGGGACGGAAGCTGGTAGACGAACTACAAGAGATCCGCACCCAGAACCCTGAGTACCTCAAGCCGTTCATGGAGGCGTATGACTCAACCAACGGTGATGTGGACACTCTCTTCAAGCTCCACCGCTACGGGGAAGACCGTATTGGTCTGATCAAGAAAGCCTTCTACGACGGCAACCCTGAGGTCCCAAGCGCTGTGGTGCAGGGTCTGCAAGGGGTCCGATACAACAACATCCTTTCCGGTATGTCTGCTGTACGTGCTGCTGTGGGTAACGCCACCTACCTCGTCGCTAAGCCTGTCTCTGTCCTTGCAGGTGCGTTCGCTACCAAGGATGCTGACGTGATGCGACGTGCACTGCACACCTTTGGTGGTGTGGGTGAGTCGTTCCGACGTGGCTTGAAGCTGATGGGGGACGAGTGGCGTCTAGCCAACAGCAACCCGGAAGGGATCATGACCCGTGGTCGTGCTGACCTGGCTCAATCCCGTATGGATGACCTGGAAGTCATGGAAAGCATGGCTGATGGATGGCGTGCCAACGGTGAGAACGGCAAGGTTGCTATGTGGAACCTGGCTAAGGGTCTCAGCTGGTACAACAATAATCCATTTGTCCGCTACGGTACAAATGCGATGTATGCCATTGACGGCTTTACCAAGGCGTTTGCTACGTCGATGGTTACCCGAGCCAAGGCATACGACGAGTTCTTCGATGCCTCTAAGGGTGTCTTGGATGAGGCTGGCTTTGCAGCCAAGCAGAAGCAGCTGTACGACGAGGCATTCGACAACACCGGTCTCCTGACTGACAAGGCAGCAAGCTTTGTCTCCAGTGAAATCAGCTTGAACCTTGACTCTGATGTGGTGAATCGCCTTGAGAACCTCATGCAGAAGGTTCCTGCGATGAAGTCCCTGTTCATGTTCCCCCGTACCGGTGTCAACGCACTGGAGATGGGATGGTCATTCACCCCGATGAGTGGTCTTGGAATGGCTATGGGACGTGCTCGGAAGGTCCTGAAAGCCACGAGCAAAGAGGAAATGATCGAAGCTCTGGCTGAGCACGGTATTGATTGGACGGGTGAAGGTGCTGATATTGCCTTCCGTTCCCTTAAGTCGGAGTACCTGGGTCGTCAGATCATGGGTTCGACTGTCGTTGTGGGAGCTGGCTTATGGGCGCTTGAGGGGAACCTGACCGGTAACGGTCCCCAAGACGCTGCAGAGAAGCGGCGGATGATCTCTATGGGATGGCAACCGCTATCCGTCAGAAACCCGTTCACTGGTGAATGGCATAGCTACAGGGGATTTGAACCGTTTGACTCCCTGTTGGGGATGGTCGGTGATGCCGTGTACAACGCTAGCCGTGTAGACGAGGCTGTCACTGAAGACTTCTTCCGGAAGATCTCCTACTCCATCAGTATGAACGTTGCTAATAAGACGTTCCTTAGCGGCTTTGAGCCTTTGGTTTCAATGCTGTCTGGTGATGAGGGTGCGTGGAACAGGTTCTTGGCTGGTCAAGCCGACGCAATGATCCCGTACACAGGTGTTCGTAGCACCTTGTCCCAAGCCATCACACCTCAACTGAAGGATGTTGAGAACGACATTGGCTCTTACCTGAAGAACCGCAATAAGTTCCTGTTCAGCAGCGATGATCAGTTGAAGGATCTTGTGGACATCTACACAGGTGAACCGATCAAGTACCAAGAGCCGTTGACTGCTGCAGCTAACGCTTTGATGCCGTTCTTCAAGAGCAACGGTGGTATGGAACCTTGGAGGCAGTGGCTGCTGTCTACGGGTTGGGACAACCTCCAGACCCTTCGGACAGATAAGAATACTGGTCAACCATTGAACGTTGAGCAACGGTCCTACATCAACAACTGGATTGCTCAGAACATGGATCTAAAAGGCACCATCGAAAAGATGATGACCCGTCCCGATGGTTATTGGGATAAGAAGATCCGTGAGTACACCAAGAACCGTGGTCAACAGACCCAAGCTCAGTACCCAATCAAACAGCTTGTCGTCCACCAAATGCTCGACAAGATCCACAATGATGCCTTCAACGCTGCCTTTGCAGCTATGGAGCAGAACAACGCTGTCAGCGCACACATTGCTGGACTGACGAAACAACGGAATACTTACCTGAACAGAGGTCAGACCTCTGAAGCAAACGATAAAGCCACCCAACTTCAGAACTTGCTACAGATGCAACCTAAGTAAAAGCACATGGCTATCACTCAGAATACTTACACAGGGGACGGGTCAACCGTCCTTTTTTCTTTTACCTTCCCATACATTGAGACCACCGACATCAAGGTACGCCTTGACGGTGCAGTTACAACTAGCTTCACATTAGCCAACGCTACAACTATTCAATTCACCAGTGCACCTGCAAACGGTGTTGTCATTGACATCTACCGTGAGACAGACACTGATGAGAAGGCGGCTACCTTCTACCCAGGCTCAGCCATCCGTTCATCTGATTTGAACGATGACTTTGATCAGATCCTGTATGCAACCCAAGAGGTAAACAACAACTCTTGGAACAAGATCACCAACACCATCAGCAGTAACGAGACTTGGGTTAGCAATGACAGCAACGTTGCTACAACTGCTGCAATGGATGCTCGCTTCCAAGACGAAGCACAAGAGACCAATGAAAGCACTGAGACCTGGGTCAGCGATGATAATCGTGTACCCACTACAGCTGCTACTGATGCTCGTGTAGATGGAAAGATTGATGCTGCCATCACTGGTGACATCGGTACAGACGGTACTGGCATCACAATCACTAACGATGGTGACGGAACTATTACCCTTGGTCTTGGTGCAAATTCTATCGATCTTGATAGGATTAAAGATGCTGACATTGTAACGTCTGCCGAAGCTAATCCTAATAACGATACTACTATCGCTACTACGGCTAAGATCGACGACATGATCGATGAAGCCATTACTGGTGATATTCTTATTGATAGCACCGGTTTAACCAAAGTTACCAGCGGTGGACAAACCACTCTTGGTATTGGTGCAAATAGCGTTGATCTTGATCGTATTAAAGATAGTCAGATCATCACTTATGCTGAGCAAAATGCGGGTTCTCCTGCTCCTGCTGATACTAATATCTTTACTGCCTCTGCTGCTGCACAACGGTTTGATACTCTTGTACAAACCTCTACCCCCATTGGTAGCGATTGGGAAGTAGGTAAAACCTGGCTGCAGAATGATGATGACCTTACCGTTTCTATTTGGAATGGTACAGGTTGGACTGCTATTAGTTCAGGTGGTGCTTTCCGAGAGCAGACTAATGTAGTTTATGTTGATCCTACTGGTGATGATGCCAGTACTGGTCACCGGATTAGCGCACCTAAGCAGACTATTAAAGCTGCTATCAATCAGATTAACGCAGAAATTGATATTAGCCTGACTAGCGGTGGTAGTGGATATCTAGAAGGTACTTATTCTAATGTAAGCCTTACTGGTGGTACTGGTACTGGCTTGTCTGCAAACATTACTGTTAATGCTAGTGGTGTTGTCAGCTCTGTGACGTTGACTAGTACCACTCCTCTTATCAATAGCTACAACATCGGTGATGTTCTGTCTGCTGCTGATGCTGACCTTGGTAATAACGGCGGTTCTGGTCTCAGCATTGCTGTGACTGGTGACGGTGATGGACAAATTGTTGTCGTTGCTGCTGGTGTCTATCGGGAGTATGCTCCTATTCAAATCAAACGCCGCAACGTTTCCATTATTGGTCAAGCACTCCGTAGCTGTATTGTTCATCCTCATCCTACTACAGAAACTAACAACCTGTTTGAACTTAACAGCGGTAGTTATCTGAGCAGTATGACATTTACTGGTGTTAAAGCTGGTACTGGAACTGGTAACACTCTTGATTCAACGCTTCCTACTACTCAAGGTTGGAATGCTGCGTTCTACAGTGGTGCATATATTACTAAGTCTCCTTACATCCAGAATTGTACTAATTTCTCGGATAGTGAGATTAACAACAACGATTTGAGAGCACACCGTCCCCGTGGTGGTGCTGCTGGTGATATTGATTCTCTGCCTACTGGTGGTGGTCTTTTGGTTAACGGTGCTGCAGTTAACAGCAATAGTCCTTTGAGGTCTATGGTGTGCGACAGCTACACCCACGTTGCACTGAATGGTCCTGGTATCCTTGTCACTAACAACGGTTATGTGCAGGCTACTTCTAGCTACGCATTTTTCAACAAGTATCACATCAAGTGTCTGAATGGTGGTCAGGCAAACCTCGCTGCTTCTACCACCGATTTTGGTGATGAAGCATTGGTTGCTGATGGTAAATCTACAACTGCGATCTTTACTGCAATCACTACTGTTGATGCAGCTGATCAAGACATTACGTTTACTATTGGTGCTCCTGCACTTGGAAGTTCTTGGCACGGTACTGCTACACGCCCGCAAGGCAATATGCTAGCAGTTGTTAATAATATCACTTATCCTGTGCTGTCTGCTACTGCAAATGGTGCTGGATGGGATGTAACTATTAGCCGTCCTAACCCAAGTCTACGCAGTCAAAACCTAGGTCTTAATGGTGCTGTACTTACTGGAGCCGCAGTTGAGTTCTACCTTCGTTCACAGATCGCTTCTAGCGGTCACACAATGGAGTACGTGGGTAGTGGTACTGACTACCGTGCTCTTCCTGAGAACGGTGGAGTACCTGACGATAGCAAGCAGATTGTTGAATCCAACTACGGTAAAGTTTGGACTGCTATTACCGATCAGAACGGTAAGTTTAAGATTGGTGACTTTTTTGAAGTAGACCAACGTACTGGATTTATTAACTTCAGTGCAGGTTCTTACGCCTTTGACGTTGTAACTGATACCACGCCTGAGCTTGGTGGTCAACTCGATGCACTGACAAATAAAATTGTCAATCTTGGTACTCCTACTGCTGCACAAGATGCTGCTACTAAAGCTTATGTAGACAGTGTAGCCACTAATGTTGATGTAGGTTTTATTGAAACCCCTCAAACTCAAACCTCTAACAAAGTAATTGCTGCTAATACCAATGCAGCTTGTATTGGTCCAATTTCACTTGACCCTGGGGTCACAATCACTATCGGCGCTAATTCCAAACTTGTTGTTCTTAACTAATTATGGCTTACGGAAAAATTAAAGCAGACACCCTTACCTGGGATAACGGCGGATCTGATGTAGACATTACTATTTCTACGATCCCTGATGCAGCTGACCTGGCTGCTAAGGCTGACCTGGCTTCCCCGGCTCTGACCGGCACTCCTACTGCTCCTACAGCAGCACAAGGTACTAACACTACTCAAGTCGCTACGACTGAATACGTCCAGGCTGAGGTTGGTGTTTCTGTTCAAGCTTACGACGCTGACACCGCAAAGACTGACGTTGCTCAGACCTTTACTGCTGCTCAACGCGGTGCAATCACCAGCCTGACTGGTGCATCGCCTACCCCTGACTTCTCTGCTTCTAACAACTTTAAGATCACCACGTCTGGCACGACTGCTGTCGGCACTCCTACCAACATTGTGGCTGGTCAGACTGGCTCCATCTTTATTGTTTACGGCGGTGCAGACGGTATTAGCTTCCCTGCTGCATTCAAGTTTGTAGGCGGTCAGGCAGGTATTACTCCTACCTCTACCGCTTCTGCAATTGATCGTCTGGACTACATCGTTCTGGATGCTACTGGTGGTTCTGAAGTGATCACCGTTAACTTCACCGCTAACTACGTGGCATAAGTTATGGTAGTTTTTAATAATGCAATGGCAGGTGCCGCCGGTTCTGGTGGCGCTGCCGCTGGGTATCAGATTGAACGGAGCTTGAGGTTTCATGCATCTGATTCTAGTAACATACAAAAGACTTTTACAACCGCTGGTAACCGCAGGCTGTGGACATGGAGTGGATGGGTAAAAAGAAGTATACTTGGAACGACTCAGCACATTTTTGGCGCACAAGGTACTAGCAACGCTGACTACTCCGAAATTTATTTTAACCCAAACGATAAACTCCATATTGCCTTCGGATACTTGAGTCCTGTCAACATAAGAACGGCTCAAGTTTTTCGAGATACATCTGCTTGGTATCATATTGTTATTGCTTTTGATGCTGCCGCTTCAGCTGCCAGTGACAGGTTAAAGCTTTATGTTAATGGTGTTGAAAATACTACCTGGGATCAAGATAACAGGTCCAGTTTTTCAAACACGGATTATGGTATAAACCGAGCAGGACTACATGATATTGGTGGTGCTCCTAATAGCACAAACGTTCAGGGCCTTGACTGCTACCTAGCCGACGTTCACTTCATCGACGGTCTCGCCCTTCCCGCCTCAGCATTTGCCGAACCTGACGCCAACGGAGTGTGGCAGCCGAAGGAATACATAAATCCTAACAATGGTACTACTTGGAGTAACTACGTCACCGGGAACTCTTTATATGCTTATGGACCAACCCGAGCCTTTGATGGCAATTTAAATACGCAGGCAATTCCTGATAGGACTGGCACTTCCACACCATCAACCCTAACCTTCACTCCGCCTTCGGCTATTTCTGGAAAGGTTGGTATCTACTTCCTTGCCAATACCAATGAAGATGATAGTGCAACAATCAGCATCAATGGTACCGATGTATCGTCTACGCTTCGCGCTGTCCAGGCGGCTGGTGGTTCGCAACCTTGGTATTACGAATTTGATAGTATTACTTCTTTGTCTAGCATTGCCTGGACAGCAGAAACTGGATTTGACGGATGGAATGTCTTTGGCATTACTATTAATGGAATGCTGCTTGTTGACGGCTGGAATCAATACAACGACGGTACGTTCTACAGCAACTACGGTGTAAGCATTAACGCCGACCCGACTCCACGTTTGTGGACACACGCTTTTGACGGAGCTGATGGCTCTTTTGTCACAGGTGACGGCAGCTCTAACAATCAGTCACTGTGGACGTATCCAGACGGCATTACAGTCAATACCTCATTGCGTCTGAAGCTAGCTGGTGGAACTAACTCATTTGTCTATGTCAATGGTTCGCAAGTAGCAGGCGTAACAAGCACAAATGCTAGCAGTCCAACATGGTACACAGTTACTGGTGTCAGCAATCTTACTTCTATTGGTGTTGGTAACAATGGAACCACTTGGTCTACGTTGCATCAAATCGAAGTAGACGGAACCGTCCTCACCGACGCAACAGTTGGGCGGAACTCCTTCCACCTCAAATTCAACGATGCGTCTTCCAAAGATGCGCTTGGCACTGACAGCGCGAATGGGAATAATTGGACGGTAAATAATATTATTGCCTCAAGCGCTAACACGCTTAGCAACGCTAGCCTGACAATGACGGTTGGCGATGATAGTGAAAACCGTGATCTAAGTAGAGCATTTGACGGCAGCACAAGTACATTTATCTTTGCTTCATCCTTTACCAAAAGTACACTTGACCTTACAGTTAGTTTTACAACACCACTCTCTATTAGTTCTACATTAGAGTTTTATTGGATTCCAAGCGATAATTGTAGTGGTACTGGACGTTGTAGTTCATTTAGTATCAATGGTGGTGGTTTCCAAACAGCTCCTGAAACCCAGGGAACCTGGACTTGGCACAACATTTCTAGTCCTCCGTCGTCTTTGTCTACGTTCACGTTGCGGAAAACTTCATCAAATGTGAACAGTTGGGGTAACTTCGTTACATTGGCTGCAATCAGAATTGACGGTACTATTGTTACTCTTACAACGCCAGAAGCTTGCGACTCCCTATTCGACTCGCCAACCAACGGCACCCAGACGGATTCTGGACTCGGCGGAGAATTGTCGGGGAACTACGCGACGTGGAACCCTCTTCACAGTCCGTCCCAAGTCACCATAAGCCAAGGTAATTTGAATATAAGCGCAGGCGCTGGATCTCCTAGCACTTACAGCTGTAATTCAACCTTTGGTATGTCAAGCGGTAAATGGTATTGGGAAGCTACAGCTATTACTGCTGGTACAAACTCCAACCTAGGCATTTCAAAATCAGGAAGAATTGACATTACTTCTGGGTCTGGAACAGGCGGATACGCTTGGCAAGCGGAAACTGAAACCAAAGTTGTTGAAGGTGCTAATACTTCCGGATATGGAACGGCTGCAACTACTGGAAGCGTTGTCATGTTTGCTTTGGACATGGACAACCTTAAATTTTATGTTGGCAAAGATGGTACTTGGTTTGATCTAGGCAACCCAGTAACCGGAGCAAACCCATTTAGCACGGTATCGGCTGGTACTTATTTAGCGACAGCGCGTCCGTATGCAGCTTCTGGCACCTGTGAATGGGCGTTTAACTGGGGTCAAAGACCCTTTGCCCATGCTGCGCCAACTGGTTTCAAGAGTGTATGCACAGCCAACCTGCCGACTCCCGACATTGAAGACGGCTCCACCGCGTTTGATGTGGTGACGTATGACGGACAAAGTGGTAACAAGTCGATTGATACCTTGTCGTTTAAACCAGAGTTTCTATGGGTTAAGTCACGTAATTTGGGTGCTTCACATCACGTCTATGATGTAATTCGTGGTGTAAATCGACTGGTTACGGATGACAATAACTACCAGTACAACAACGGAGACTTTGTATCCTTTGACGATAATGGTTTTACATTAGGAAATAGCAGTCAGGTCAACTCCGCAAGCAACACCTATGTGTCTTACTCGTGGGATGCTGGTGGCGAACCAACTACTGACAACGTAGCGGGTGCAGGTAACGTGCCTACGGCAGGTTCTGTCAAAATTGACGGTAACAATATGACCAGTGCATTGCCAGGCACTGTTCCAGTAACCAGAGCAAGTATCAATACAACTGCTGGATTCTCTGTTGTAAGCTACAACGCTGGCGGCACAAGTGGAACTGTTTATCACGGTTTGCCTAAACCAGGAATGATTCTGCTCAAGAACTACGGCAGTAGTTACAACTGGAGTGCGTGGATTGACCAAAACGGCACCAACGCTGCTGGTTATTTAGACTTGAATGATCAGTTCTCTGGCACTAACAACGCTTGGTTGAACTTTGGCAGTCAAGAGCCAAGTGCTAATGTGTTTAATGTTGCCAATTATGCTGATGACAATGATCCACACATTGCATACGTGTGGACTGCAGTAGAAGGGTATTCTGCTTTTAACGTCTTTACTGGAGGCGGTAGTACAAACAAGTTCATCTACACCGGGTTCCGCCCCAGGTGGATCATGTTCAAGGAAACAAATGATCCTTCTGGTTGGGCAATTTGGGATTCGGAAAGAAGCACTTATAACACAAATTGGTTGAGCATCGATGCTGCCTATCCAGATATTGAACAAGACCTTAGTGGACGTATTAGTCCATTAAGTAATGGTTTCTATGTTCACACTACATTTTTCCCAAATGTGACTAACAACATTTGTGCGTATGCAGCTTTTGCTGAACATCCATTCCGCCACTCGCGTGCTCGCTAACTCAATTATAACTAACTATGTACATTCTTGATGGAAAACGCCTTGCACCTAACAAGGCTTTCACTACGTCAGATGGTCGCCAGTTCCCCAGTAATTGGCTCAAGCTGACCACAATTGAAGAGAAGCAGGCGATCGGTATTGAGATTCAGCCTGACCCAGTTGTTACTTACTACGACCAACGGTTCTATTGGTCTGCAGAGCTGCCTAAGGACCACGACCAACTGAAAGAGCAGTGGGTAGCTACTACTAAGCAAACTGCCGGTTCCCTTCTTAGCCAGTACGACTGGTACATCACTCGTCAAGCTGAGACCGGCAAAGCCGTACCTCAAGAAGTTCTTGACTACCGCGCTGCTGTCCGTACCCAATCGGATAACCGTGAGGTGATGATCAACGGCACTGCTGACACGGAACAACTTGCTGCAGTCATTACTTCTGACTTTGGTGGCATATTCCCGTGGCCTCGTGGTCCGTTTGAACCCCTTCCTGTTGCAGATGAACCGTCAGAGGAGCCTGTGAGCGGCTCTGACACCCTTTCATTTGATGGCGTGACCACTGGCACCGCAATCACCGGTAGCGCCGTTCTAGGCGGCTCTGGTGAAGACGTAATTAGCTTCTAAGAACAATGATTTCCCTTATCCGTCCAATCCTTTTCACCTTTCTTGGCTCTACCCAAGTCAAGCGTCTGATCGTTGACCTGCTTCGCAAGCTTGCAGAGTCTACCGACAACGACATTGACGACAAAGCTGTTGAGTTCATCGAAAACGGTCTCTTTCCGAAGCGATGACTATCCGGCTGACCGATGTAGTCAAGTACTACAAGGGTCTGCCTAATCAAGTAAAGGCTCTCGAAGCTCTGGAGCGACTCCTGGGCGACGAGGGTCTTTCTAATTCTCAGGAATGGGTGCAGCTGTGGCGGTTACCCGTTGCAACTGCGCCTAAAAAGACCTTCGATAACACGTGGGATGGCATTGAAGCTGCTGCACAAGCGGCTGGTGCCAAGTTTCCTGAGGTTGTGGCAGCTCAGTGGGCGCTTGAATCTGCATATGGCACCGCTACAAGCGGTAAGAACAACTATTTCGGGATCAAAGGGTCACCAGGCACCCTGAAAAAGACCTGGGAAGACTACGGCAACGGTCCTGTGACCATTCAAGCCGTATTTAAGGACTTTGAAACACCCTACGACTGCGTAAAACACCTTGTTGACCAGTGGTACAAAGACTACAAAGGCTACAAAGGTGTTAATCGCGCCTCTACCCGTGAGGACTGTGCGTATCTGCTAAAGGCAGAAGGTTATGCGACAGATCCAATCTACCCAGAAAAGCTCTGTCGTTTAATGACGCAACATGATTGAAGCAGGAGTAGCTACAGCGTTAGCGCTTGTCACAGGTTTAGCTGCACTCACCAACCGGTTACACCGCCGTATTGATGAAGTGCACGGTCGAATTTCCCTTGTTGACCGGCGCATTGACAACGCAGAACTAGATATGGCACGTCATTACGTTTACAAAGACGATTTTGAACGTGCTTTTGAAAAGATGGAAGACCACATGGTCCGCATCGAAAGCAAATTAGACAAACTGACGTTGAGAAATGGCTAAGAATAAGGCGTCGGAGGACATGTTCAATGAGCTTCACAACCTTGTTACTACAGAGTTCCTTCAACGCATCAAATCTGGAGAAGCTTCCACACAAGACCTTAAAGCGGCTTGTGATTGGTTAGCCAAGAACGACATTAGTGGTGTTGCTTATGAAGGCAACCCTCTCGACAAACTAGCAACAGTAATGCCAAAGATTGACCCTGAAATGGTTCAGAGGAGATTGTATGGCAAAGTCTAAGACTCAAAAGTACTACGACGAAAACCCAGCGGCTAATAAAAGGCGTCTTAAACAGCAAGCTAAATACAACAAGACTGCCAAAGGCTTAATGATCCGTACTCGCGCCAACGACCTTAACGAACAACTTGGTACCTACGGGAATGGTGACGGTATGGATGCATCACACACTGGACCTGGGAAAGGAAAGCTTGAAAAACCTTCTACGAACCGTCGTAGGCCAAGGACTGGCCAGAAGTACGCATGACACCGCTACTACCAACACCTGATCACTACCTCCAAAACCTAATAACCATGACAAGTCCTGAAGCTAAGCGGCTCTGGAGAAGAGCCATTAAAGAGCACTTCAATTGTCAATGTGTCTATTGCGGAGAACACTATGAATTACATGAACTTACTCTTGATCACGTACGTCCTCGCTGCTTTGGCGGGGAAGACCTTACATCAAATCTTGTACCCTCCTGTTGGGGATGTAATCAGGCTAAAGGTAGTAACAACTGGCTCACGTGGATGAGACAGACATTTGGAATAAACCCATCCCGAGAGGGAATGATTCTTTCACATATTAACTAATGGCTAAATGGAAAAAGGTCTACGTCCCTGGTAAAGGTGACCGCTGGACTGATGGCAACGGTAACTACCGTTATACAAATCCCGCACTAAAAGACAACGTAAAAGGCGCAGCAAGGTCACTTAAAGAGTCCCTATCAAACATTGCTAGCGGCTATCAACAAGCAAGTCAACGTACTGCAGATCGCCTAGCTAGCGAAGAGAAAGCGAAAGTTGAACGCGGTTTTGGTTCAAGGCAGCGGTCTGAACGCACTCAGGCTGAAGCTGCAGAAATGGCTAAGCCAAAACCCAAACCCAAGCCTCAACCTAAGCCGGTACCAAAGGCAGAAGCTAAGCCAAAGCCGAAGCCTATTCCTAAGGAAGAGACAAAGACATCTCAACCATCTAAGCCTCAACCAAAGCCGCAACCAAAACCTGTTCCTAAGGCTGAGTCAAAACCGTCACCTAAGAGTAAGACCAAACCTGCTTCTAAGGCGTCTGAAACTTACAAGGACGGTGGCAAAGGTCTCTACCAAGGTTCTAAGGAATACCGCGACAAAGTTGGAGGTTCTGGCAACCCCCTGTTAAATCGTCTTCGTCGTGACATGGGTCGTGATGAGGCGACTGGTGAAAAGCCGAACGCTATTCCCAAGTCAAACAAGCCTGCATCGAAGAAAGGTTCCTCTACTCCTTCACAGGCAAGCAAGCCGATGACTGGTGGCAGCTTCAACGAAAGGAACCTGTTTGACAGAAAGAAGAAGAACCGCAATGGCGGTGGCTCTTACGCATAAACAACCTATCCACTAACGGATACACGAATAACTAACTGCCGCTCCGAAAAGGGGCGGCTTTTTTTATGGCTGCTTCCAAAGCTGGAAGTCGGCGTGAAGTCTTACCTTTTCCGAGTAGTCCACGAGACAAACAGAACGCTATAAAGAAGCACAAAGAGGCTAAGAAACGCGGACTTCCAATTCCCCATTTCAAAAAGAAAGACGGCTCAGTCCATTATCTAGACAACAAAGGTAATGGTAGATTAATGTTTAATGACCTAGCAACTAAGCTTGCAAACGAAGCTGGTAGGCGTGCAAACAAGCTCAACGCCAAACCAAAACTCGAACACTACGTTGAAGCTTACGGTCAAAAGCTAGGAACACAGTTGTTTCAAGCTGAACAAGCCAAACTTAAAAAGATCTACAAGAACACTCCTTCTAAAACACACGACGTAGATCACGCCAACAGCTTGGCTGATGGAGGTGTTCACCACTCTTCTAATCTAAGGATGCAGAACAGCGGCAAGAACCGTTCAGAAGGTCAACGCCAGTTACCTGCTCCTGCAAGAGTCGGGTTGATGCAAGCATCTACGCCACAAGAACAGGTGCGTATGGCTGGACCTGCAATGACACCTAAACAACGACAGAGATTCCTGCAATCTTTTGACGTAGGTAACGGTATGGTTCGACCTAGCTCCCCGCAGACTCAGGCAAGCTACAACTCTGATCTGAGTCCTATTAACGGCAACACTGGTCACAGCGCTGTTGGGTCAATTGCAGCACGCACTAACCAATACTCTGATGCTCCACAGATCGCATTAGGGTTTGGACTCGCTAATTGACCCCTAGAAGCCTCTACAAGGCCTCTATTTATCCACTTAGGTACATTCTATCATAAATGCCTCGCAAGCGCCTTCAAGCGCCTTCTACGGGGGACTCTGTACTGGAGTCCCTTCAGAAGGACTTCAAACTATTTCTACAAGCACTTTGGTCACAACTAGACCTACCTTCCCCTACCCGTGCTCAATATGCAATCGCAGACTATCTTCAACATGGACCTAAGCGTCTTCAAATACAAGCTTTCCGTGGTGTTGGAAAAAGTTGGATCACGGGAGCTTTCGTTCTCTGGACTCTTTTCAATAACCCCGAAAAGAAAATCATGATCATCTCGGCTTCAAAGGAACGTGCTGACAACATGTCGATCTTCCTTCAGAAGCTGATCATTGAGACACCGTGGTTAGTCCACCTAAGACCTAAGTCAGATGATGCGCGTTGGTCACGTATCAGCTTTGACGTTAACTGTTCTCCTCACCAAGCACCTTCAGTTAAGTCAGTCGGTATTACTGGTCAGCTCACGGGTAGCCGTGCAGACCTGATGATTCTGGACGACATTGAAGTTCCGGGTAACAGCATGACGGAAATGATGAGGGAGAAGCTCTTGCAACTGTGTACGGAGGCTGAGTCCATCCTTACGCCTAAGCAAGACTCTCGCATCATGTATCTGGGTACACCTCAGACCACCTTTACTATCTACCGCAAGCTAGCTGAACGTAACTACAGACCGTTTGTTTGGCCAGCTCGTGTCCCAAGACAACTCTCTAACTACGAAGGTCTCCTGGCTCCACAACTCCAGGAAGACATTGACGGTGGTGCAGAAGCGTGGGACGTAACAGACCCTGATCGTTTTGCTAACGACGACCTGTTGGAACGTGAAGCAGCAATGGGTCGGAGCAACTTCATGCTCCAGTTCATGCTCGACACCAGTCTTAGCGATGCAGAGAAGTTCCCCCTCAAGTTCAGCGATCTCATCATTACCTCCGTTAACCCGACTCAAGCGCCAGATTCTTGTGTGTGGTGCAGTGACCCTCGTAACGTGCTCAAGGATCTGCCTACGGTTGGCTTACCGGGTGATTACTTTTATTCCCCCATGCAACTCCAAGGGGAATGGTCCGACTATCAAGAAACAATATGTTCAGTAGACCCCAGCGGTCGTGGTACTGACGAAACAGCAGCTACATACATCAGTCAAAAGAATGGCTTTCTCTACGTTCACGAAGTACGAGCGTACCGCGATGGTTATAGCGACAGTACACTTCTTGACATCCTTCGTGGGTGTAAGCGCTACAATGTTACCAAGCTTCTCATCGAAACAAACTTCGGTGATGGCATCGTCGCAGAACTGTTCAGGAAACACCTACAACAAACCAAACAAGGAATAGACGTAGAAGAAGTACGAGCAACTGTCCGTAAAGAAGAACGGATCATTGACTCTCTTGAACCCGTCATGAACCAACACCGACTCATCGTTGATCGGGGTGTGGTTGAGTGGGACTACGCTTCTAATAAAGACGAAGCTCCTGAGAAACGACTCCTGTACATGCTCTTCTACCAGATGAGTCGCATGTGTCGGGAGAAGTTTGCTATTAGGCACGATGACCGCCTAGACAGCCTTGCACAAGGCGTTAAATACTTCACCGACGCCATGGGTATCTCCGCCCAAGAGGTCGTTAACCAACGGAAAAGAGACGAGTGGAACGACACCCTTCAATCCTTCCTAGACGACCCTCAACAAGCAACAGATCACATGGTTTTAGGCATGACAATGGAACAAAAACAACAAGCAAGAGGCGGATCTAAAAACTCAGTCCCCACCTGGGTTTAGGAGCGGTCAGGGACTTATACAGGGAGAAGGGAAGGGTGGACCCGACTTCCTGTGAGAGGAGGAGACACAAAATCTCCTCTTCTCCTTTCCTGTGAAACGCAGTCCGAAGGACTGGTTACTCCCGTGAAAGTACCACCACCAACGACACCAACTCCCGGTTGATCTAGTCAGTACTGTGAAAGGAACGAAGTTCTTACTCCCATCTCTACTGTTATCAACTCTCCGTTATCCACCACTTAACCTATGACCCATAAAGCATCCCTTGTACACATCACCCCTAACGCTGAGGAGTTAGTTGCGTACATGGCTAGGGTGTCTAATCCATCCAACCAATCAAACACTAAGACTAGTGCTAAACTAATTAAGTATCT